TGTGGCCGCCTGCATGGCATCCATTGCAGCCTTCTGATCGTCGTCTGGGGTCACGGCGATGTAGTGGGTGAACCACTGACCATCAATTTCAATGACGCCATCACGCTGGGCGTATTGATACGGAGGGATAAGCGTAGGCTTTGGACCTTCTAGTACTGGGTCGTAACCAAAGGCCTGATAAGTCTGGCTGCTGATATCAGCTGGAAATGAGGTATTTTTGAATATCTGCCTGAATTCGTAATCGAGGATTACGGCCCCAGTAGCTTGATTACGAAGTTCCATGGTTGAAGACAGGAGCAAAAGGTAGCGAGGGCCTTGGTTTAGTACAGCCTAAAGCCGATTCCTGTAAAAGAGTTTGCTGCAGTACTACGGTTTACAGTTGCGGCGGCATTGGAGCCAGTAGCGTCGTAAAAGCTTCTTACGGAAAAAAAGGATGATGATGAACTTGGCCCAATCCCCGTGTAGCCAGATGGGGCACCTAGGCTCCCAACAGCTCTATCTATTGCAGTCAAAACAACAATGTCACTTGACGTGGTGCCAGATGGCGGGGTGATGGTCAAATTGGCGCTTGTGGTATCAGCCCATGAGCCAACCTGTATGTTTGACTTGCCGGGGCTTTTGATCAACACGGCAATAGCATCTGTTCCGTTGTAGTTTATTGTCGAGCTAGTTCCACTTGTCGCAATTATGTAATAAGCACGATTGATGTAGCCGTCATCGTTCGTAAAGTCGCCTCCGATTTGTGTATAGCCAGAGGAAGTCAAGCCTGTGCCCATTGTTGTGTGAACAACAATAATGTCGTTAACCGATACCGACTGGGGCAACACGATTGATTTATTAGTGCCGATACCACCCGGATCCGATGTTCCACCGGAAGCGTAAAACTCAACCGCTACTGCTGCCGGAGCCGTGCAAGCCAATAGGAATTTAGAAAGCATCGGATGTCATCCAAGCAGGTTTAAGGTGTCGCAACTGACGATAACCATTAGGCGTCTCCTGCCCGAGCACCATAAATTTGCGTGCCAACTTTCCACAGAACAATAACGGTGAATCCAGACGTGTTGAGGGTGGGTGCGATTCCCGCATTTGTTTTCCATATAACGCCTGATGATCCGAATGTTGTATCTGTCCAAGTAATTGAATAAGCGGTTCCGTCATCCACCATCAGAGTGATCGCTTCTCCTGCCACAAAGTTTGTCGCTTTTGGTGTGCGGTTTGCGCCAAGAGTGATTAGTTGAATACTGCCGTTTCCCGGATCAATTTCAAACGCAGCCCCGTCGCTGATTGTAAAAATATCTTCAAGAATTGTTCCAGTAATTGCTGGATCAGTAAGTGTTTTGTTCGTAAGTGTTTGAGTGCCAGTAAGCGTAACGTCGCCAACGCCTGTCCAACTCAGGGTGCCTGTGCCGTTTGTTGTTAATACTTGGCCAGTGCTACCATCGGCGCTTGGAAGTGTCCATGTAACACTGCTGGTGATAGTTGCAGGAGCTTGAAATCCGACCCAGTGACTGCTGTCGCTATCTGCAAAACGTAGGTCAACCTGTGCATTAAGTGTGACGTTATCTTTAGCAGTAATGGTGCCATCAAAAGTTGCAGTGCTTGTGACATCTAGCGTTCCGGGAATATCAACATTGCTAGTCCATTCAACCCCTGTACCAGCTGCATCAGTCTGCAGCAACTGACGAGCAGTACCATCCGCTAGTTTGCTAACAGCAATTTCTGCGCTGGCGTTGATATCTCCGTCAACGATGACACCGCTGGAAATGGCGGTAACGCCAGTATTGCCGATGGTGACATCACCGGTTACAGCAGTGCTGGTGGCGACGTTGCTTGCGTTACCAAGAACGATGTTGCCGCTCGTTAGTGCAGCAAGTTTGCTGTAGTCGATTGCAGCAGAGGCATTGATATCGGCATTAACGATTGTGCCATCAGCAATCAACGTGCTGGTAACGGTTCCAGTGTCGCCGCTCGTGATGACCGTGCCGGAGACATTTGGCAGGTTAATTACGTTATCCGCTGTTGGATCAACAACACCAAGCGTGGTCTCAAAAGCGTTGTCGGTGGCGCCTTCGAACACCAAACTGCCGGCTGAGCCAATTAGCAGCTGACCCGTCAGTGTGCTGCCTGCTGCTTGCAGTGCTTCTGAAGCGACTTCAGCAATCGCGGCCTGTACGTTACTGGCTGCAATAGTTCCAGTCGGTGAAAACGAAACGTTGACAGCGCTTTGGCTGGTGAAAGTCTGCGAAACGTCGATCAGGATGTAATTGGTTCCGTTCGACAGCAAAATGTCTGGCGGTTGCAGCGTGACCGTTGGTGCTGGTGCAGTGCCGGTACCGCCGTTGTTCACTACGACGTAATAACGGCTGTTGCCACCTGCTGCCGATGGGAGAGCACTGCCATTAACGAAACCAGCTGCCGATCCTTCGGACGTAACAGAACTCAGCGTGTTCGTAGATGCGTCGTAAGTGCCAGCAAAGACGATCTCACCGGCGCTGATGCCAACCGGCTGGTAAACATTGCCATCCCAGAGTGAAAGATCGCGGGAGAGTGGATTAAAGAAGAATTGTCCGATGCTATCCGCTGAAGGGATTGTGCTACCAATCTTTGTGATTGCAAAATTGGCCAGTTTGACACCGGTAACTGCGTTGGCACCAATTCGATCAATATCAAGAGTGCCGGTCGTAATCTTGGCGGCCGACAGGTTCGGGATATCTGCCTCAGCAAGTGATGCAGCGCCAGTGATGTGCCCTTCGGTGTCAAAACTGAGTTTGACGCCAGAGCCAGCACCAATCGAATTGGTGTGATTAAGTGAACCGCTACCGTTTACACCCAGTCCGGAGCCGGGTTTGACAATGCCGTTTACCGATGCAGTGGCGATTGGTACGTCACTGGCGCTGATAACACGGCCAGAAGTGACAAGACCTTTGGCGTTGTACTGAACGATGTGATAATCGCTTGCTTCGGCAGTAACCGTGTTGTTGATGGTGATCGTGTCACCAGACAGGGTTAGGCCGTTGCCGTTAACGATGACGGCGCCTTTGGTCGTTGTGGTGGCAGTCGGGAGATCAGCGCCAACAATTGGGCGGTAACCAACCGTGCCAGCAGATGCCGTAGGGCCAGCCAGAAACTCAGCAGCAGCCGTGGTGTTATCCAGCGTTGCGCTGATCGAGACCTGATCGCCACTGGTGCTAACAACGATATTGATCGCGCCGCTGGTGCTACCGATAACAGCGTTGACGCTGCCGGCGCCTTTGACGCTGACCCAGCTGCTGCCATCCCAGCAGTAAATCTTGCTGTCGTCGGTATCCAGTGCGATCTGGCCGACAAACGCACCGCTAGCCGGAAGCGTCGTTACAAGGTCAACGCTGGATTCGTCAGCAAGCTTGGCGGCTGTGACCGCATCATTTGCCAGCTGCGTTGCAGTAACACTGCCGTTGCTCAGCGAGCTAGCAGGAATTGTGTTGACACCAAACAGGATCTTCGCGCTGGGGATCGTTGCATCCGCAATCAGCGTGGTGGCATTGCCAACGAGATCCGTAACGGTGATCTTTTTGGTTTCACTGGCGCTGGTGTCAGCGAGAGGCAGGAAATCGCCGGCCGCAAGATTGGCACCCGCAAGCGTGGCTAGTTCGCTGATCCTTAGGTCGGCCATTGCGGGGCTTCCTTTAAGCGCTTACAGTTACAACGAGTCTAAGGCTCCTATTCCGGCTCTTCCAGCAACACAAACGCCGCCCCATTCTGCTCCAGCTTGATCTTGCCGGTGTCCTCCTGCAGCAGGCGGTTGGGAACCTGAGTTGAAGCCCGTAACTTGATTGGGCCAGTTGAAATAAAGTCGATAACGGCGGTGATGACCTGATCAGCAGCAAAACTGACGGCCGAAGCCGTAATAATGCCGTTCAAATCCCAGTAAACAGAATCGTTAATTTGAGCCGCTTCAAATGAACCCGCAAACGCGGGGGTATCCGGCGCCTTGATGTAAAAACGTCCGTGGAATGTAGAACCAACCTCTGTACGCAGTACCAGCTGCATCAGATAGTTGACGGGTTCTTCGTGGCGGTTGTTGGTGTAATCCCAGCGTGCGGTTAGCCTGCCGCTCCCGCTAATCAGGCTGCTGTACTGCTGGCGGTATTCATCGCTCAGCGTCGTGATATCAACTGTTTCGCGATTTGTATTCAGTTCGTACTCAATGATGTCGCCAAGCACGCGTGATTCACGGTCTCGGATAATCACATTGATCGGGATATTTCGGTTGATAGCGACCAGTGGCACGCGGCCTTGTGTGCCGCCATCTAGGCTTGCCGCAAAGCTTGTGTAAAGACGAATCCCGCCGAGCTCGTCAACAAAAATGTACCAAGCGCCGCTGGAGTGGAGCGAATTATTTGCCCACCCACTCGGATCAATAAAGTTAAGATTGGTGCCATCTGTTGTGGTGATCTCGATGAAATCACCTGTAACCAGAAAGCCTTCTTGAAAGTCAAAACTAAAACGGTCTTGACTGGCGTTTACATCACTTGGGTTTATGGTGCTTTGCTTGGCACCTTCAAGAGCTGTGCGGGTTAGCTCGATGTTGCCGATCAGGCCAAGATAAATGCCCATTAGATCGTCACCGCAGTGAGTGCTCCAGTGGCTTGGAAGCTGATCTGGGCGCTGCTGACTTCACCGACATTGGCGCCATACGACACGCTGGTGATCCACGCATTGAGCGACACATCGTTAACAGAATTGCCCTGCATAAAGCGGAGGGTAATTGTTACGGTATCGCTGTCAGAAACACTGCCGACCTTAAGGATATTTCTCAGTGCTGTGGCGGCATCATTACGGCCTGATGCTTCGCTGTAATACAGCAGTGTGGCACTGCCACTAAATTCTTGGACTCCTGGAACATAGGTGCGTTGAGTATCGCCAAGGCTGGTGGTTTCCAGCGCTTCGAGGTTGCCGGTTAGGGTCCAGCTGGTGACCTTAATTTGCTCGGAACCGTCGATCAGCAGGCGGCCGTCGCGTCCGGTATATGCTTTCTGCATCAGATCACAGCCACCAAACTTACTGTAACGCTACTGCGACCGGGCCGAACTGCCTGTATTACAGGAGCGGAGTCGTAGCGCCAGCGTGCTGTAGGTGGTGCGTCAATTGTCGCTGCTGATCCAGTCCAACCGGCGCGTACATCACTCGGCAAAGTAAACGTACGGAAGGTTCCGAGTTGGGCGTCGTAGTCAGCAGCAAACAGCTGGGCGTTGGCGTCGGTGATGTTGTCGTAGCTGAGGCTCAGTGTGGCGTTGGTGCGGCGGTTGCCGTAGAGGATGCGAACCTCAGCGCCGGATTGGGCGTTAAAGCGTTTGATCGGGAAGTCGCCTGCGTTGAACTCGCGGCCGGTTGGTTTCAAGGTGGGAAACGCCATCACTCAGTCACCCTGAAGTTGCCGGGAGTCAATACGTCCTTTGCAACAATGCTAGCTCCGCTTGAATCAACAGGTACTTGCACGGCAGAGACATTGATCAGGCCTTCTTCGTCAAGCGTGAGCTGTTCGACTTGGAAGATGCTGCTGTTGTTCTGCTGACTGCGAATCATAAACAGGGTGTTGTGCAGCGACGGATCGGAGATGACGTTGCCCGAGACAAAGAACGAGCGCTCAATAAACTCACCAGTCGTCGGGTTGAAAAACATGGCGTCGTAGCTGCCGTCATCAATCGGATTGATGGAAGTCAAGCTGCCTGCATCGGTGATGGCACCCACGCTGTTGGTGTTGAAGGTGGTAGCCGTCGTCATCACGCGGATATAAGAACCAGGCTGGATACTCAGCGCATCCGGCACCGTTTTGAACGTGACTGTTTGCGTGACGCGGCGCCGCACACTCAACAAGAATCGAGCTGTACGCAACGCCTGCTCGCGGTTGGTGCAGAACTCGCTGAGATCAAACACCTGCTGGGTGGCGGAAGCGTCGTCTTCGGCAATGTCGGCCCATTCCACCAACGCTGAGGCTTGCGTCGGCAGATCGTTTTCTACGGTGACGCGCCACGACACCAAAGCTTTGAAGTTGGTGCGCTGCGCGATATCGATGTACTGCAGCTGCAGCGAGTCTTCGATGATGTTGCCAGCCGTGAAGATCTGTTCGACAGCGACGGGGCTAGTACTGATCTGAAAGCTGCTGTTGAACGGCAATGCCGGCATCAAGCCAAAACGACCGTTTTTGATCGTGAAGTTACACAGCTGAAGCGGCGCTGTATTGAAAATGAACGAGCGGAGTGATTCGGTATCTTCTAGTACGCCATCGTAGAAAATCTTGTTGGCGCGAAGGTAACGCCCTGTCGTTTGCAGTGAGGCGACATCGACAAGCTCCAGTGGCACGACATTGCCCACGCCTTGTTTGATATCGGTCAGCAGGTAGTAGACCAGATCAGAGAACAGGTTGCTGGGGCCGTTTCCGCCGTCTACCAGCCGTTGGACACTGATGCCACTGGGAATCCAAGCGCGGATCTGCCCAACGCTTCCGATCTGACCGCTTGATTTGACGGAGATAGCAAGGACGGATAGGTCGTCGTAATTTGCATCCGATACGTTTTCTAGATATTCGTTGACATAAACAATTTCATGCTCAGGATTTGATTGATTGGATTTTGTAAGTTCTTGATAAAAGCTGACATCGGCAATTTGTGATTGCTGCTCAAAAATGCGCTGGGCTCGTGAGACTCCATTGTCATCTACAGGGCGTCCCGGTATCGGTGTCGGCGCCGCTGTTGGCGCTGGCGTTGGCGCAGGTGTTGGCGCAGGTGTTGGGCCGGGAGTAGGGTTTGGATTGGGTGGCGCAGGAGTTGGGGTGGCTGTTCTAACAGCTTCCGTTACGCGGTAACTGAGTGTGCTTACGCCTCTGCCAAGCGGGTTATTGACTGTCTTAGTAAAAGCAAAGACTGTGCCAACGGGTCCATCGCCGACGGACCGAATGACTTTGTAGGTAAAGTTTCGCCATATAAGCCTTGAACCAGTTAGATCAACGTATCTCTGACCAACATCAACGCCGATCGTACCTCTAATTACTTCCGTTCTAATGCGGATGGTGATCGTTGAATTACCAGCAAGGCAGATTAGATCTTCTTCCTGTGTATCCCCAACCCGCTTAGTGGTTGGATCCCCAAAGATATCAAAGTAGATCGCGTTGGCGGGAAACGGATTTAATGTCGTTGCCGGCGATACGCTAGCTAGATCAACTTCGGTAGGAGTGAAAGACATCGATCTCTGGGTGAATAGTAGTGAATAAAGCCTTTAGCCGGGAATGAACGTGCCGCCGACAAATTCGGTGCTTGCGTTGGTAGTCAGCTCCTTGTTTCGTTCCAGTTGACTGACCGTGAACCGCTTGCCTCTTGTACTCAGGCGAAAGGCACCATAGGGAGTTGAATAGTCGCTACCAAAATTAGTATCGGCGTTGGCTGATTCGGATTCGGAGTCCAGTTGAATGACGGTCTGGTTTAATTCATCATCGCGGCCAGCTTCGGCGCCAGTGACAGGAACAAACCGATATTCGTAGTAACCAGCTGTGCGGGGTTGGATTCGCAGGAAGTTGAACTGGTCAACTGGTGCTGTGCCTGACACGCAGAACAGTTGAGGGATGCGTGCCCAAGCCCTTTCCGCTTCGCCAAACTTTTGCACAGGTCGCACCAGCACAGAGAAAAACGAGGAGCGCGCAAAGTAGCGATCCAGTCGTGGTGTATTCAGTGTGATGTTTTTCCTGTCCAGTCGGAAGAGTTTGGCTGGTGTCGGGATCGTGTTGAAGTTGGTGAGGCCACTAGCGCGATTCCACACTTGGCTCTTGATGCCAATCTCAATTACGTCTGCATCACGACGAACTGGGCGCACCGTAGCTTCGCTGTAGCGACACAGCGGGAAGAACCCAGTACCAATGTTGGTAGCAGGGTCAAAGTCTTGGCCACCTGGTCCTGATCCGGGGCCGTCGTAACCAGCTAGTGGTTCATTAATCGTGCGTGTACCGCAAGCGCCAATCTGGGAATTTTTCTGAATCTCAGTGCACTGGAGAGTGACATTGATGAATTGTGCGTCAGGTTGTGGGTCGCGATCTCTGACAATCCAGATGGTTGAGCCAATAATCCAGCGCGAGCCAATCGTTAGCAAGTCGTCAGCTCGGGTACGCCAAGCATCAGCGGCGCTTTCAAGGTCGGTCAGGTTGACTTCAGTATCAGCAAAATCAGTCCTTTCAAAGTCGTCCCAGTTTTGAAGGCGGATCTGAAAAACAGCTGTCGATCCAACGCTGACGTTGACAAACGTACGGCTTGAGTATTCGGTGTTATTGATGCGAACGATGCCCATCCGCCTTGAATACTGGCGGCCGACTCCGGGCTGGCCAACGGCGAGTTTCGTTGTTGCAGTGGCGTTCTCAACGACGGTGAGCACATCAGCTCGCTTGCCGGCAATCTTTCTGCGTCGTGCTTTGATCTCTGCGCGTTGCTCTTGGTTATCTGCGCCCAGTGTTCCAGCCTCTGGCGCGGCGATGATCTCCCAGTTAAAGCGGAAGGCAGTGCCATTTTCGATGGGTGAGTAGGCACCAAACTGCGATTGATTTTGCGGGTTATAGGCTTGCGAAAATCCTTGGCTGAACTGCTGACCGCCACCAGTCGGTGCGGTAAAGACTTGCCTGCCTAATGTGCCAGTCGCTCCAGCTCCAGAGGTGCCGGCAATTAGTGTTGTGGGTCGGTTGGCATCTTGTTTGGATGACCAGAACAATGCATATTCGCTGTCATCAAGAGTAGATAAGCCGGTGGTGCCGACACGGATGCCGCCAAGTTGTGGGGTCGGTAGGCCAAACTGTCCGGCAACGTAGATGCCTTCATAGGACTGGAACGAGCCGTTAGCGAACAGGCGGCTCCACACCAAAGCTGGGGCGAGAATTAGGCCGCCGGTATCGTTGCCGTCAGCGCCTTCGTCGCGTTTGCCAAATGGGACGGGGATGGTTTGGCCGTATTCAGCCAAGGCGCTGACGTTATCGAAGCTGGTGGTTTGGTTGAAGCGAGTAGGGCCGATTTGATCGGAGAGTTGTCGGCTACGAATACGGGGCTGGTTTTCAAGCGTCGGCGCTTTGGGTGCCAGCAGGATGCTGACGGCTGTGCTGGCCAGGCCGATAACAAGACTGACAACGGCGATAATTTCTGCACCTGTGTTTTCAATATCCGGAATATGGTCATACTCAGCTGGCCTTACACGCGATTTCAGTTCGGCGTGGCGTAAAAACTTGCGGTATTCCTGATCGCTACAACCCAGCGTTTCGATTAACGCGACTTCAAACGGTAACAGCGGCGGATTGAAAGGAGCGCCGCCGGTTTCCAGTCCACGCTTTTGCTGAGGTTGTTGATGTAGAGGAGTCCCTGCTGCCATGTCACCCCAAAAGCAAGCGGAGCCGCTGTCAAAATTGCGATGTCACCATCGTAGATCGGCTCGTCAATCACAGTGCAAAAACGGCGCAGGTCTTGTAGCACCTGCCGTGGCGTCATTGTGTACCAGTCTGCATTAAACGGCGGTGGATTCATGCCCATTTCGTTTAGGGCGTCGATCACCAGCCGGATGCAATCGTTGCCGCCATATTCGTAGGGTCTGCCGATCAGGTGACTACACACGCAGTTGAGCTGTAAATGGGATATTGCCAACCAAGTTACGGATCAAGCGGCGCGCTGGCACGTTGGCTTGCACTGAATCAAGTACTGAATTCAGGCTGATCTGTAGCGTCGTTTCGTCCCAACCGCCACTGGCACAGCTACCGAAATACTCGTAAAGCGTGCGTTGTACGGCGCCACTGCTGGGCTCCCACAAAATCGTGGTGACCTTGGCGACCCAGAGGTTTTCCAACGCTTGCGTTGCCCAGGCGCGGGTCATCTCTGTATTCGGCAGTTGCAGCGTCGCGTCTAGGTTGTCGCCCTGAAGCGTTGCGACTGCTCCACCGAAGCCGAAGCCGAGGAACATGTAGCCGCTTATGTTTTGGGCGATGGCGTAGTTTTGAAAGCGGAAGCGTGCGGCTTGGCCGGATGGGCCAACGTCAAGCAGGTGACCGTAGGCAAATTCCATTACAGACCAATGCGACGGCGGTTGGCTGGGCTATTACCCAGCGTACGAAGAGCGCGGCGTTCACCTTGTACTGCACCTTGTTGTGCGGCTTGCGCCAGTCCGCGCTGGAACTGATCGTTGGTGACGTAATCGACGTTGTTGATGCGCTCCACGCTGTAGCGAACATCGATGGGTTCCATCGGGCCGGCGCTGACTGCAGCGGCTTGAGCGGAACCACCTTCGCCGCCAACAACTGCCTCGCCACGGACGCCTTTTGAATAACGAGCCATAGCGGCGTTCATCTTGCTGGCGGGGATGACGTATTCCGATTCACCGCCTTCGCCGATGATTGCATTGGTGGGGCCGGTAACGAAACCGCCTTCGGCAAAGGGTGTAAAACCTGAGCCCTCAAAAACAGAAGCGGTTGAACCAAATACCTTTCCGCCAAGCCCTTCAGTTGCACCACCAAACGAGAATCCGCCGCCACCACCCAAGGCGTTCAAGATGGTTTGGAAGGTGATCAGGGCAATCTGCTTGGCAATGATCTGAGTGGCCGTTTCAATGAAGGCATCGGCAATCTTTTTGAAGACCTCGGACAACGCTTGCTGGGCAGACTTGGCGCCGGTGATCACATCAGTGAATGCTGTGCTGAAGGCATCACCAATGGCAGTCGCTCCATTAAGCGCCACGTTGATTGGATCCGAAAGCTCCTGCAGTTGTTGCTTAAGGTCATTGATTTTGGTCTCACCTTCGCTCACCCTCAGATCCGGTAAGCCAAGATCAAAAGCGCCAGCGCCGCCACGCAGATTGTCTTGAACGCTGAGACCAGCTCGCTTGAAGAATTCAGTGTTTTGCTCCTTGATTACAGCAAGGCGATTGCGCTCTAGCTCAATCAATGTTTCAACATTCAGATTATCAAGCTCTGCCGCAGTCTTGGTGACAATCGCCAAACGCTCCCGCTCATCGGTGACACCAATCAAAGACTTTTGCAGATCGGCAACAATTTGCAGGGTTTGCGATTCTGCTTTCAATCCAATCGCTGCCTCTTTGTTGCCTAGGTTTTCGACATCAGCGATCAAGAGCTTGTTGCTTAAAAGCTTCTGGGTTAGTTGTGACTCAATCTGCAGACCACGCAAACGTTCCTGCAGGCGTCGTTCGGCTTCCGCAGCGCGTTCCGCTTCACGCTCCGCATCTGTTTTGCCTGCTTTCCGACCTTTGCCGCCAGTACCACCAAGCAACGGGGGCAACGGACCACCTGCGCTCAACCTTGGTGCAGAAACACCTGCCCCAGCTCCCAATTCAGAAGCGACAAGCGATTTGCGCAGACGATTTCTATAATCTTGAACCTCTTGATCGAATGGATTAGCAGAGCGCAGGGCCCCAAACCTCGTGCGTGTCCGCTCGTTTGCTTGCTGAAAAGCCCTAGCCTCTGCCCCGAGCCGTGATGCATTATTTAATCGCTCAAGAAATGCATTGAGGCCATCAATTAGAAACTTGAATACCGGTTCAAAGAATTTGCCAATGTTTTGAGCTAGTCGCTGGAACGAATCTTGCAGGGTACTGAGCTTGCCATTTAAAGTATCGCTTTGCGCAATCGCACCGTTGGCGTATTTACCACCGGCATCCGTGAGCTTGATGATGGCTGCTTCAACAGCTTCGGCACTAATGCGGCCGCCTTCCAGTGCTTTTTGAAATTCTTTGCCGCTAAGTTTGTACTCCTCTTTAAGTACCTTCTGCAGGGCAACGCCACGCTCTTGGAACTGAAGCAGCTCCTCACCTTGTAGCCGCCCCTTTGCCTGAACCTGGCCGTAAGCAGTAACAAGTCCTTGCAGTTCGGCTCCAGTAGCACCACTGACATCGGCAAGCCGGCGGGTGGTATCAACAACCTTATTTGTTTCAACGCCAAAAGCTTGTAACCGCTTAGCGGCGTCAATAAGCTCCGAGCTTGTGAATGGTGTTACCGCTCCAAGATCCTGAAGCTGTTTAACGATTTCAGTTGCTTTTTGTACGCTTCCCGTTAATACCTGAAGGCTTCTGGTTTGGCTTTCAATTTCAGCAGCCTGGACAAATACAAACCGAACCGCCTGGACTGCCGCAAAAGCTGCCGCAAGTTTTCCTACTGCACCGCCAAGCCCGCCGACTGCTTTCTCGGTAGCGTTTGCCTGTGACTGAACCTCGCGCAGCTTCTGCGTCGCGCCACGGCTATCAACATTGATGGCAACGTTAGCTACGACAGACACGGCTTGACCCTGTTCTTACAAGCAAGTCTACCGGCGACGCTTCATCTGACGTTCTTGCTCTTCATTTTGTAGGTCAAAATACGCCGACCACATCATCAGCTCTTCTAGTGTCACCTCTTGGTTTAAACGCGCCAACGTATATCCCAATTCCTTGGCAACGCCAAACTGCAGCAACAGTAGGTTGTCTTTCTTCAGCTCATCCTTTACGGCTTTTCATGTCCAGCTCTTGACCTTCCTCGGGGTTGGTAATGATGGCCAGCATCAGCGCCTGCAGGTCGGCATCCATCACTTCGTTCTTCAGTTCCGCAATCTCACCCGTCTGAAACAAGCGCTGACCGGCATCGTCAACTGCCTTGGTGACCAGCAAGTTCAACGCAAAGCCATTTGGGTCATCGCCTCCTGGCATCTTCTGCGCACGCTCACGCTCAGACATGGTTAACGGTGCAGCGTAAAACTCAAAAACTTCGCCGTTGGCCAAAGTAACCACACGCTTGATGGGCGTCAGGTTGGCTGCTTTTTTCAGGCGGGCAAGAGCTGACGATGCAGGCGCGGGCATAAAAATTAGATCGTTGTTATCACTTTAGGCATAAAAAAGCCCCCAGTGCAACCTAGGGGCCGATCAACTCAACTAAGCGATCCTATCAAGCGGTAGTGCTGAAATCGAAGGTAGGAGTTGCGGTGGGACGGAAGGTGATCTCAACCTGTTGGGCATCATCGGGATTGATGTTGCGGCTGGCGCTAATGATCACGGCATCAAGGGAGATGCTGCGGCTTAGGGCCTCAGTGCTCTGCTTGTCGCTGTAGAGCTTGAATCCACAGCCAACCTGCTGACGCTGCACCACATCTTCAACCATGCGGTTGGACAGGGCGCTGTCTTCGTTGGTCACGTAGATGGTGGCGGTGCCGGTGCCATCAGCAAAGCCGGGGATGTAGGCACGGAAGGGTGCATACTGGCCAGCGGTTTGACCAATTGTGGTTACGTCAATCTCAGCTCGGCTGATTTCAAAAGACCAGCTTTGCACCTGACCGACAGCGGCGAAATCTGCGTAGTACACCTCAAACTCATTGGGCGTAGCAGCAGTACCATCATCGGACAGATTGACTGCCGATCCACCAGCGCTGGTAGAAACCTGCAGAGCGCCAGTAGCAGCGGTGTAGGCAATCACGTAATAGGTGGTCGCATCGCTCAACGGGGCAGGCAGAGTACCTGTACCAGATCCACCGGTTTGGCTATTGACCAGACGGAATTTGACGGGATCGCCAACCTTGAAATTCAGGTAAGGCTCAACCGTGATGGTTTCAGTAGTTGTATTCACACCAGACTCACCGAATGTACCGGTGGTTCCAGCGGGCTTGTAGTAAAGGGCGCCGGACGTACCGGACAAAACAGTGACAGCCATTTTTGTGAACGGTATTGGCTGAAATGATTCTAGCTTTGCTCGTAAGCCTCAAAAGTTATCACCACTTGCATCTGCGAAAACCCTTCCGGCGACGAGGGCTCAATGACTCGCGGACCATTTGCGGCGTCAAACTTTATATTTTCTAGCTGCAAACGTGAAAACAGGGTGATGCAACGCTGAGAGATTGTCAGACCAGCTCCGGGGCCACCACCACGCGGCGTGAAGATATTGAACACCAGTGTTCCATTGCGCCGATCAAAGCCAGCGCCAGTGCCACGCGTAGACGTGGTAAGCATCGTCATATAAGCAGAATCGCCCCAGATGATGCTCGTTTGTACCCAGCTCGCATTGTTGGGTGGCGTGAAGGGTACGTTTTGATAGGAAACCTGCAGCGCTGGCGAAGCGGCAAACTCCGTCGCAATACGGTTTTCGATGTAGGCGCGGACGGTGTTAAGGCTCACGATGAACGACCAATGCGGTCCGCTTCGACATTGACATAAGTTTGAATGTCTTTGGCGATTGAATCAACCCAGCCATCAGGTGCTTGCTTGCTGCGGCCACGGGCCAATGGTTCAGCGTAAATCAGGTTGTTGTGGATGCTGTAAACGTTGCCGACCTGCTCGTTGCCAAGGCTGTAGTTAACTGCATTTGGTGGGATGCTGCTTGAATACTGCCCTTCTGGCTGCCCTTCAAATGGTGCGGCATTTTGACCGATTGCCCAGCTAGCGCGAAAACGCCCGGTATCGACAGGGCTTGCAAGCTTGAGCCTTTGATCTGCGGTCAAAACAGCAGCGGTAACCAGCTTGTTGTATTGCCCCTCAGCGTATTTACCAATATCACCGATCCTTATTTGGCCAGCCATATCACTCCCTCAGAAACATCTCAAACACAATAGGCGTATTGTCCTGCTCAATCTTCCGCACCTCAACCACCTGCATGATCCGGCTTGATACAGTCACCTGATCTGAAATGGCCGGTTCGTAGGCAAGATCAGCAGCAGCGATAGTCAGCTTTTTATCGGTGCTTTTGATCAGATCGTTGATCTCCCGTTCGGTCACATCCTCCAACAAGCCACGTATCACCGATTCAGACGCAGTGGGTGTAGCAACGCCAGTGGTTGGGTTATAGGCGCCGGTAGTAACACGCCTGATGGTGACAAGGCCACCGAACCTCAGCATCAGCTTGCTGGCCGTCTTGCGAAGTGAAGTAGCAAGTGCCATCAGAGCTTGTAGGCGACGCAGTGACCGTTTTGCAGTTTAATGCTTGTAAAAACGCCGTATAACGTTGTAGCGGCACTCATGGATTGACCAGACAAGGTAGAACCGTCCCAGTTCTGCGCAACAACTGAATCAATATGGCAATTTGTTGTGAAATGGATTGCCGCCCAACGACCAGTGTGCGTCGTAGTGTCGCCAATAAAAGTTGCGCCTTTGGCGTAATCAATACCGAGAACGTTGGAGTCGCTCATAATCAGATCTTGTAGGCGACGATTTTGCCGGAAGCCAGCGTCACGCTCGTGAAAACACCTTCAATCGAATCACCGGCGCTTAAGGGCACAGAACTAAAGGTATTGCCGCTGGCGTTCTGGACTGTTGCGGTACTGATCACGGCATCGGCTACTGCATACAGCTTGTAAAAGCGGCCAGTGTGGGCGGCAGTGTCGCTGATGTACTCAAAGCCAATGTTGTAGGAGTCGTTGTCAGCCATCATCAACTCCGTTTGATTGCAAAGTTACCCGGTCCGCTAATTCTAAGCCCAGTCAGATACCGTTCAAAAATCGGCGGCACACGATCAGCACCCGTGGCCATACTGCTGGCGCCTGCAGATTCAATGCGCAACGTACCGATCTGAACAGATCGATAATCCTCAATGCCGCTCAGGCTCAAACCGTCTTTGTTGTTGTTCAGGTAAACGGCTAGGACAACCTGCGCCTTTTTGACCTGATCTGGGATTTCAGTATCGGTGAAATAGTCGGTTGTGATCCGAAACGGAAAGCCGACGGCATAAGTATTGATGTACGTATCAGGCTTACGAACGCCGGTACGTGGCCATTGCAGCGACTGAGTATCCGTTGCTCGCGCTCCTAAAAAACGTTCGCGATCCAGGCGCTCGGTTGCGCTGTAGAGGGCGCGGTTCTTTTGATCAGTCGTAGCAGATGCCCATGCCACCACGTCCTCATCTTCCACGAAGCCATCAACAATGGCCTGCGCATCAGCCAGCGTCAGATAGGAGTTTGCCGAGGCTGAACCAACCGTGGCGTTAATCGTGATTGGCATCGGTGGCCTCCGCCTTGGGCTTTACAGTGCGACGTTTTTTAGGCGCCGGTTCTTCTGTTTCAAGTTTAGGTGTGGGCTCTGCATTAGAAAAAGAGGCCCCAGCCGTAGCCAGAGCCTCCCGTTCACGCAGTCGCCGAAAGGCGATCATGCCCATTAGCCGTTCTTGCGGTAGACAGTGAAGGCAGGGGTGCCCACTGCAGTACAAACAAAAACGTAGGTTCCGCTACTGGCAGCAGCAATGGTTGCCATAGCAGCCACGCCACCCAAGGTGATGCCAGAAGCGGCAGCGGTCAGAGTGATTGCGTGAGTAGCGGCAGCCACGTTCACCACGGTCAGCTCGAAGCTGGTGCCGATTTCAAGTTGCCCACCAAAGAAGGTCTTGAGTTCAGCGCCCGTGGGGGTGGTCAGAGCACGACCCGTGGAAGGGGTCATGGTCACAACGCCCTCAACACACTGTGCAGCGGTGAGGGTGGTTGCTTCGTTACCGGCGGCGGTAACAACCTTCTGAGAAGCCTTGACGTTCAGGACGGCAAGATCAGAAGTCAGCTCAAAAATGGAGGATGGCATGACTCGTTACTCCTATCAGTCGTAATTGGACGTGATCGAAGCACGCACGATTCCAATGTTCTTGGTTTCGTACACCTTGCTCCAGTTACCCACGGTTGCCAGTTGAGCGCGAGTGGGGTTCGTGGTAGTCACGTTCCACTTTGCACCAACAGGGTGGTGGATGTAGTGCATGTCAACCGACATTGCATCACTCTTGGCGAGGATGTCGCGGTCAACTTCAGTGCGCATCGCAGCTTGCTCACCGGTGGCAATAGCGCCATTGGTGAAGAAGTAGGCAGCGTAAACACCAGCCGAGTTGGTGATGTCGTCACTGACAATAATCCGGCATCCCATATACGTGGGAACGCGGTAATCGGCAGTGTAGGCAGAAGCAACAGAGCCACCGAATGCGTCAGGCATGGAGGTATCCGGGGTGATACCCAGATCCGAAGCCAGGACGTAATCGACTGCCTTGCGCTCAACCAAGTCGTAGTAGCAAGCACTATGAATAGCGAGAGCGCTCAGCTTTTCGCCTTGATCGCCAAGGATGGCGCGGGCCTTAGACACCTGACGGGGGCCAAGTGCAGTAGCACCGCTGGTATCAAAACGCAGATCAGCGAAAGCAGGAGAATCGCCACCGGTCAGGGAGCCGAAAACACCTTCAAGGCACTTGTAAAGATCGACCTGCTGTTGGTTGGCAAGATACTCACCAACTTTGGCGCCGATAGCGGCCATGGGGTCCGAACCTGCAGCAAGAGCTGCGAGATCACGGGATTCCCAAGCACGCGCACGGTGCAGGATCACGCCAACTTGCTTATCGGCAACAATCTTGCCGGGGGTCAAGCTGGTGGAATCAGACATTACCTCCAGATCGCCAGTGAGATTGGCTTTCCAGAAGGGAACATTCACGAAATCTCCGCCTTCGGTTGCATTGAGTGCAGCCAGAGGTTGAGCTACGCCGCTAGCGAGAAATGCATTCCGCTGGGTGGTTTGCTCAATCAGGTACAGAGTTGTTACCCCAAGGGCTCTTTATCCCTTAGTTCTGCGCCTTTACCATCGGTCGCAGCTCAGACTATATCTTCACCCCCTAGTCAAAGACTGGTTGGGTGCGGGGCACTCGTGGATCCGTTACTGAGTTTCCTCTCGGGATCTAGTCGTTGAACCTTCCAGCTTGTCGGCTGGCTTGGCTGCTGATTGGCCTGTCCTTTCGGATGGTGGCTTTCCCAGCAATTCACCCCGTTATCCCTAGGAATTACGCCCTAGGGGCCCTTCTGATCAAGGCGTAAAGATTTCGGGAATGATCACGTCGGAGCGAAGAGTCGCCACGGTGAAAACTCCTAAATTGATTTACGGTGCGGGCGTAACCCAATGCGCCTTAGGCGTAACCTTTAAGCGCTAACGGTTACATATTAAGCATTGTTTGCCGAAGCTTTCAAGCGTTCGTACAAATCACGGTCAGTCCGGTACAGCCGCGATTGCTCGGTCAGGTTGAAATGTTCACGTACAAACGGATTCTTGGTGCCTGCCGGTACTTCGTTTGATGTGGCACGAACGCCAACCGGTGCGCCTGAACCTTTGATGGTCGGAGCTTTGAATAGGTAGCCACGCTCATTTTTGAGGCGTTCCACCCATTGATCCATCGGAATCTCGTTGTAACCGTCAACGGCTACGGGGTTTCCGCTTTCATCCAGCTTAAGCTGATCACGAACCAACCGCAGAGCATCGTGTGGATTGTGAGCGCCCTGTTCAGCAAGGATCGCAACAACGCGATTGTCGAGCTGATTAACAGTGAGCTTTGACTCAAGTTCAGAGATGCGGCGTTTGTATCCTTCCTCGCGCTCTTGAAATTGTTGAGCGTATTGCTTCAGAGCCTCATCGTATTTGCCCTTTGATTCCAGCTCCTCCTGTTCCTTGCGCCGCTTGAAATCCAGAAGCTCCTGAACGTCAATGCCATCAGGCAATGCAGGTGCCTTTTCCTTTTGATCTTTGAGTTTGCCAATCAGCTCAAAGTTTTTGCGCTCCAAACCTTCGATGCTGCGCTTGAGCCTTTCCAGCTCATCACCATTTGCAGTCTGCGTAGCTTCCTGCAGTTGTTCGTCGGACATTGTGACCCGTAGGGTTTACCAGCAAACTGTATAAGTAAAAGATGCTTTTTGCACGTCATGTCCCGGCGCGAATGGGATACACCAATCCGTGAGCCGTGGAACCCAGTCATCCATCAGATGCTGAAAGCGATTGACCTGCACACACGGGAGTATTTGAAGACGCATGATCGGTGGCACGCGGACAATGCCAACGCGCTGCGTAAGTATGTGGCCGAGTTAAAAGACCGAATCCATAAGGCAGAAGGTCAGTAGCTCACCACTTTTCCTTGTCAGCCCAGTAAGCCGCAGACATCTTGCCCTTGGCGATGTTCTCAGCGTGGCGAGCCTTAAATGATGCCCTTCGTGTTTTGTCTGCTGCCGATTCTGATTTTCGTGGTGGTGAGCCTGACACGCCCTGCTGACCGAACCTGATCAGTTTTACCTTGTCGCCTTCCTTGGCCAAGACGACATGAGATTTGGTTGGATGGTTTGGCGTGCGCTTGGGCTTGTTGTAGCCCTCAAATTTCTCGCCGCGATACTCAATCATCCTCGTCGTCCTCATCATCATTTTCGATGCAGGTGATGACTTCGACGCCCTCAGCGAGGCGACCCATCAACGCACCGAGGCTTTCAGGCGTGCTTGGCACTGGGAAAAGGAAGCGGCCCTCAATCAAGCCATCGGAACACTTGAGATAGGTGCAGCTTCCTTCCCAGATTTTGCCCTTCATTTTTTGGGCTTCCGTTTTTTGGCGGTTTTAGCAGCAGCCTTGAAGGCGCCAGCTTCAGGGTAGTCAGCTTCGCCGCGACGCGCTTTGCGTTCCTTGGAGCCTTCCTCTATCCGCTTGCGTTTGGCGTTGATGTTGGCGTAAAGACCCGGTTTCTTTGGTGCCATCACTTTTTACCTTTGGGCTTACGGGTTTTGCCGGCTTCGCTCAGTGCAATGGCAATCGCCTGCTTGCGGCTGGTTACCTTTGGACCCTTACCAGGGCCGGGCTTGCCGGATTGCAGAGTTCCTGCCTTGTATTCAGACATCACCTTCCCGATTTTCTTTTCGGCCTTGGTCGGCTTCTTTGCCATCACGCCATTCGGTAACTGCAACCAATTTAGTGGCTAGATCAAAAGTAAACCAGCCTTCATTGGTGTAGATGGCATTGATCCACGTTTCGCCGACTAAGGCTTCTACAAGATCACTGGAAACATAACCGTCCTTGAAATGTTTAAGGCTCGGGCTTTCCATACCTTTGCTGCAACTGTTTCAGGCTAACTTCGCTGCCGTCTTCACGTACAAAGCGGGACAGGGCACCTTCAGGGCCATATTTTTCTAACAGCATCGTGTAATAAGGCTGCTTGCTACCAAAGATTTCGCGTTGCACTTCGGGCCGATCACGCAACCATTGCGCATAGTTTGTGTCCGCTGAAACCTGACCACCTTCTGATGCACGCCTTGCTGGGCCGATTATTTTTTCTGGTGGCCGCAGGCCAAGGGCGCGGTAATCAACAATGGGAATCGTGGTGCTACGGCAGTTGAAGTGAACCGGAGGCAATGGCCCATCGCCATACTTAAATTCCTTGCCGTCAAGGCTGCGACAGATCGCTGAGGTGCGGCTATCCAATGTGGCGAGGTAACGGTATTTCTTCGTTACGTCTTGATTGGAGCGGTAGACCTGTTGGCTTGCTTCATTGGCCACCTGCTGCACGCTCGTGCGAACAACGGTCAAAACCTGATGATCAGCCACGCGGGTCAGTTCGCCACCGGCCAATGCTTGCTGTCGCGCTGTCTTGGCAAGCTGTCCAAACTCAAGGGTTCCAACCATCCGCCGTGCGATCTGTGGCGTTGGCTCGCCAGAAAGAATGCCAGTGCGAACAATGGCGTTAAAGCGCTGAGCTTGAGATTCGGCTAGGCCGCGAAACGCCTTCTGCACGACTTCACCATTAGGCAAAGTTATGGCCGACCCTTGCGCTGCTGTCAGATTAAAGGCTCCAGTGCCAGGCAAGGTGAAATTCAAATCGGTCGGATCAACGCTGGCGACACTGGCCGCAAAGTTCGGTGCCACCTCAACTGTGTTAACAGCCTGCTGAGCCACAACGCTCGGTTCAATGCCGCGGCCACCAACTTCACCACCGGCAACAGCTAGACGTAATTGCTCAGTGACAAATTCAGTTTGCAATTCAGCCAAGCCCTGCAGTTCGCGTGACGCATAAGCGGTGCTGCGATCTGCCCAGTTGTCTAACGAATCTTTCAGCTGAGCAAGAATGACGCGAAGACGCTGAGCCTGCACAGATGATGGGCTGACAATGCCTGCGCCTGCGGTGGCCTCGCCAAAATCAATACGCTTAAGGTCATCTACAGCGCTAAGGATGATTGCGTTGTAATCACGGACGATCTGCTTAGCGACAGCATTGCTGAAGCGATTGAGATCAATGGCATTGCGGTAAATGTTGGCGACAGGATTACTGCGGTCGATCTTCCGCTTAAATTGCTCAACATTGAGCAGGCGAGGTGTAACGCCTGATTGCGTCATTGCATTTCATCGTCAAGGCTTTGACCGTCTGGCGTTTCTTCGCCCATCACATCTTCGGAGCCAAGATTTTCAGGACCGCCAATTTCGATCAGACCACCAGATTGCGTGGCCTCTAGTTCTTCCTCAACGTCGAAATCGTCACCAAGCACTTCACCTTGGGCAAGTTGGTCGAGCAATGTCTTTTGACTGATCACACCAGCGGTGTAGGTCTGCAACAGCGCAGTAATTTCCGCTGGCTCAAGACGTGCGCCGATGAAATCACGGTTGACGTAGCTGCTACCAGATTGAGCTTGGCCAAGGTAATCAGCGTGGAACCGCAGGCAATTATCGATTAGGTCTTGCACCTGCTGAGCGATGACCATCATTGTGGAATCGCCTTGGCTGCGATCGATTCGTTTTGCCTCGGCAGTTTCAGCGCTTAGCTTCTGGCCCAGCACGGCAGACAGGCCAAGTTCATTGATCTGCATCTCAAGCTGCTTGAGCCGATCAAACTGCGAACGGAAGCTGTTGCCGCTCGGTTCAATGTATTCAGCACGGCCTTCAGCTGGGAATGCAATCGCTTCACCGGGACCGGCGCTAACTTCCTCGGCGCTAGATGGGAAGCCAAAGAACGCCAGCATGGGCACCGCTGAGATGTGCAGCATGTTGTCCAGATCGCTCTGGATCTGATACGTCTTGAGGTTCAGCTCAGCAATATCTTCCAACGGCGGGCGCGACTCAAGCAGGCCAACTCGATTGGAGTAGGCAACGGCGAAAGGAATGTAATCAAGACTGGTGGTGCCTTCGGCTACCTGCTCAAAGGTGCCACGCGTATCGTCTTGGCGAAACAATGCGTAGGAACCGGGTTTTAGGATTCTGACCTGCTGGATTAGCTTTTCGCCGTATTCCCCATCAGCAATAGTGACCTGCTCCATCAAGCGGAGTTGTGTTAGCTGCTGTGCTCCGTTGACGATTTCAGACCGCCATCCAAGTATGTCTCTTGGCGTGTAAGTACACCAATAAGGGCGAAGCTGCGAAATATCGGTGATGTTCTGAATTTCGCTGTCGTCTTGGGTCGGGAAATCAACCAAAACACCAACGTGGCCGTAACGCACCATTTTGCGGGCCAGTTCGTAGACGTAAATGTTCAGGTCATTGCCCTGAAGGTCTACATCGAAAAGCTGCTCACGAATTACATCGGGTACATCATCGAGACGCACGGGCTTACGGGTCAACATGCCCGCGAGCATCCGCTCTAGCCGCTGGTAATAAGGCGGGCAAACTGATCGAGCCAGGCGGTTGTCGTAGCTTTCGTCTTGCTCGCGTGGTTCCTGCGGCAGGTAACGACGATGCTTACGCCGCATTCCATAAGTGCCATGCAGCAGATCTTCAATCAGGATCCAATGGGCTTCCTGTGCCTGCCATGCAGCATTGGGATCTTGAACCTGCGTGGCTTTGCGCGCCAGATTCCGGTCATAGTGCCTGAAACCGGTGTACGTCATCTTTTGCGCCTAGCCATGCACAAATTCTATGGCTCTAGGTTAATCGTGAATGATGGCCGGGCCGCCGATCAGCCACCCGCTGCGTTCAACCTTACGGAAAGAACCGACCCGGCAGGTCAAAGTTTATTCGGCTTGATCAGCGCGAACAATTTCATCCTCTAGGGCATCGCCGGCTTCATCAAAGTCGTTGTCGTATAGCCATTGCTGAATGGCTGTGAGCATGGCGGATGCGGCTTGGCTGAAATCGTAAGAGCCGTCGTCTTGGACGGAATCAAAGGCGGCTTCGAGATCGTGCCAGACGGGTGCAGACATTGTGTATGTGCGGCGGCTTCAGGGTAGCGGCAAAAGAAAAGGCCCCCAAAGGGACCAGGTAATTAAGTAATAAGTTGCCGGGCCAACCGGCGGAGCGGGCTTATTCAGGCCCTGTTGCGCTCGGGTTTAACGGCCTCGTGTGCGCTGTTCGGCCGGCGGTTGAGTTTTGCGAGTGGGCCGCTCCCCTCGTATTGAGAGTATACCCTATGACGATCAATACAGCCTGATGCCCGTGCCCTTGCCGGCGCCTTGATGCAGCGGGTTGAACTCACGCCACACCAGATACCCCAGTGCGTCAACCATGTGATCGTGCCCAGCCTCTTTATCGGGGTCGCCTTTCTCCGTATAGCTCTGCAGCTCTAGACACTCGATCAGCCGCCGGCATCCATCGGCCACGTTGAGCCGTATTTGACCCTTTGCGTTTTCCAGCAAGCTCTGCACCGCCAGCACCCGATCACGAACAGGTGGGTTGGCCTTGCCCGATTGGTTGCTGAAACCGTGGCTTTCAAGGATCTGAATATCCGTCCGGCTCGCATTGGTGCTGCGGTTGCCGCCTGAGGCGTCGGGATACACATATATACGCCTGTCTGGGTAACGTCGCTTGATCTCGCTGGCCAAGGCGTCGGTGTCGTGGGCTCCGCTGATTTCATCGATCACCAGCAGGCTGCCGCCAATCCTCACGCCGATCACAGCGGACATATTGCCTACGTTGAAGTCCACGCCAACACGCAGCGGCTCACGGCTGAGATCAGGCAAGCTGTTGACCACATGCTTGGCACGGTCAAAGCGGTCGTACACCTGGCCCGTGTTGAGGTTGACCCATTGCCCTTCTAGGTAGGACTTGATCAGTTGCGGCGGGTAATTCGCCATCAGGCTGTCCACAAACCCATCAGGCAGGTACGGGTTATCCATGGTGCGAGCACGGATCAAAGCCGTGTCTTCACCGGCGTTACGGTCGAACGTATCAAATGCCCAGCCGTAACCCTCGGGCGTGGTGGCGGCGTAAAACTGCTGCACGTTGCCAGCACGAAGACGGGCAAGGGCCATGCGTGTGGCCTGCTCTGCTACGCGTTTGTTTGCGGTATCGGCCTCGTCAAAACCAATGGCGCAAAGGTTCTGGCCACGGATGCGGTTCCATGTTTCCATCGTCCGCAGAAGGATCGTGTGGCTACCCTCGGCGAAGTGCAGGGTGTACTCCGGCAACGGGCTGACGCGGAAATCAAAAGGTATTTCCCACTCTTCTAATAGGTCATCCATCGTCCGCTGCAAAATGTCGCGCAACATAGGGGCCACAGGTTCAAACAGGGCTGACACATAGCCGATATTCAAGGCAGCCATATGCACAGCTTTTGCAACTAGGCCGTGCGTCTTGCCCGCACCAAACCCGCAGACGAGTGCAAGCTTGCGGTGCTCCGTGTCTTCTAAAAACTTTTGCTGATGCGGAAGCAGGTTGGTTTTGACGCGATCAATTGCATCGGCTGCTGTCGGTAGGTTTTCGGCAAAACCAGGGATGGCAAGGATGCCACGGGATTCAACAGCGGCAAGAACGCTCACGCGATGAGCTTGGCCAACTTGGCCATCGTGTTGATGCAGCCGAGGGCAATGTGCAGTTGACCGGCTTTACGAGCTTCCATATGCAATGTACTGGTTTGGCTTAACAAATCGGCCAGCATTTGTGTTGTGTCATGCGCCCAATCTTCCCGTATTTGTTCACGCGCAAGCTTCAGGTATTTATCGATTGAACGCTCTGTAACCCCCCACGTCTCAGTACCGTATCGAACACAATCGGACCGTTTTCCGCCATTGGCGATGATGCGAGCAAGGCGACTAGCGCGGTATTGAACCTCAGCTTTTGTGCTTTCTCTGGCGGCCATTAGATGTCATCCTCAGCGTTTGCGAAGTGGCTATCTGAAGGATGGCAGATGGCGGTGTTGCCGGTGAAGTCTTCCCAGCGCTTGACAATCACGTCGCAATAGGCGGGGTCGAGTTCCATTAGGCGAGCGTGGCGACCTGTCTCTTGGGCTGCGATGAGCGTGGATCCAGAGCCGCCAAAGAGGTCTAGGACAATTTGCCCTGGCATCGAGCTGTTACCAAGGGCTTCTTTGGCGAGGAAGGTGGGCTTTTGAGTGGGGTGCTGGTTTTTGGACTTGTCGTAGCCACCAAAGTCCCAGATGGTTGTTTTAGTGCGGTCTTCGGTATGGAAGGGCGAGCCTTTGACTGCAAACAAGCAGATTTCATGAGCCCACTGGTATCTAGATCGTCCTAAAAGCATTGGCTTTTTCCAGATCAGAGTCTGATTAAAGCAAAATGAAGATGCGAGCAAGGCGCTTAAGCACTCTGCCAGGTACTTGTCAGCTAGCCAGATATAAGCAGCGCAATTTGGCTTCGACGCAATATCTGCGCAATTAAAAGCAGAAGCCAAGAAATCTTGCAGCTGCTGTCCAGTCAGTTCATCGTTCTCGATTGTTCCGTGATTCTTCTTGCCGGGCTTTGGTCTAGCAGTGTGGTCGTAGCAGACGCCGTATGGCGGATCAGTGAACACGATGTCTGCCTTCTGCCCATCCATGAGGCGTTCGACGTGCTGAATGTTGGTCGAGTCTCCGCAGAGCAGGCGATGGTTGCCGAGGATCCAGAGGTCGCCGGGTTTGGTGATCGGCTCTTCGGGTGCCTCAGGCACCTCATCAGGATCGGTTTTGCCTTCTACGGTGTCAAGCTTTTCGACCTGCTCCAGAAGCGCCTCAACGTCTTCGTCTTCAAACCATGGGGCGATGTCGTGTTCCTTGCTGAGCTGCTGCAGCATTTCCGCATCCCATTCGGCTAGGTCAGCGGTGCGGTTATCGGCAAGGGCAAGGCCAACCTTTTGGTCTTCGGAAAGGCCGGTGCGGCGAACGGCAATCAGCTCATCGGGTGCGGCGTCAATAATTCGCAGGCCGTCGATACCTAGGTTGATGGCGGCTTCAACAGTGCCGTTGCCCGCAAGGATGCGGTTGTCTTCGTCAATGACGATGGAGCGTGCAGGGCCGTAACGCTGCAGGGACTCCTGAAGAAGGGATGCGGAAGTTTGGGTGCGCTTACGGGCGTTTTTGTGATCTTGTTTTAGGTCTGACAGCGTAGCCATCAGGCAGCTCTGATTGATGCTGAAAGTGTATAGCGGTTTGGTCAATAACGCACGCTATTGAGTCGCAGGTTGGGACAAGTGGGACGGTATTGAGCCTGTGGAAAACCTTGCCGAAATAAAGGTTTGATGGGCTTGCCAACCCGTTTTTCATGGCTAAGGTGTGCCCGACGTTTCCCGGGAAATCCCGGACGAACCCGAAAACCTCCGATGCGCCTTGAACTGCAAATTCCCGATGATTTGGCTGAAGACCTGCTTAGGTTCAAGCCCAAAACCCTGTCCCTACCTATGTTTTGCGCCTTTTTACTGGAGCTAGGGGTTGACAGGGAGACTAAGCTACCCGCGTACCGTGTCGGTGCGGGGACACCACCTCTAGGTAACTCCACACCGAAGCAGGTTCAAGGATCTACGCCTCAGCAACCTTCCAGCGAAGGGAAGGCTGTTTCGGCTGTTGGTTCAGATGGCTGTTTAGGTCTTCCGCTCTTGCCCAAAGAATGCGACACAAAAAAAGAAATAGGCTGTAAAAAGCCTAAAAAATCGGCAAAGGTTGAGTACAGCGATGCGTTTACCTGCCTGTGGAAAACCTATCAGTCAGCGCCCGAGCGAGTCTCAGCGCAGTCCAAACCAAAGGCATTTGACGAATGGAAGAAGGTAGTCAAGGAAGAGGGCGAGGAGCGCCTGCTAGGTGCCGTCAACAACGCCATAGCCGAACAGAAACGGCGCAAGGGCGCTGGCGACTTCGTGGGCAGCCTTCCTGACCTGTTCCGCTGGCTTCGTGACGGAAAGTACGAGGTGTACCTGGAAGAGCACAAGGCGCAGGTTGCCGGGCGGACGTGGAGCGCCGACATGGGCTGCTGGATTGAGAACGACTAACCGCGTCCTTTGTTAATCATTTGAGACTCAACATGAAACTGTATTCACCTGACGCTAGGGGCAAATACGTCTGGCAGGTTGCCGACAGCAAAACCCGCGCCGTGTCCTACACGGTTACAGCCACACGCACGCCACCTCTAGACGCCTGCTACGGACACCCTATGGGGAAGTACGACGATCAGGGCCTGTACATGACCTTCTGCCCCAACGTGGGCGCTGATGACCCCAAGAGCCCGTTAGCAGCGCGTTACGTCGTTCACCCGATGGCCGCGGCCGAAAGCGACAAGAGCGAGGGCGAGCGTTTGTGGAGGCAGATCTGATGAATCACAAAACTCGAATCAATATGATGCAACGTTGGGTATCAATGCACGACCGCTGCTACAACCCCGATTGCTTTGGTTACAGCCATTACGGAGCAAGAGGTATAACGGTTTGCGATAGATGGTTTGAATTTCAGGCCTTTTGGGATGATATGGGTGATCCAATCGACGACGAAGAAAACCAAAAAACTTGTTCGATAGGCAGAATTGACAACAATGGCAATTACGAACCAAGCAACTGCCGCTGGGAAACTCAAATACAGCAAAACAGAAATACTATCAGAACAAAATATATTGAATACAATGGCGAAACAAAAAAGTTGGTTGAATGGGCTGAGCAATATAACGTTGGCGTTAGACGCTTACATGAAAGACTAAGAAGAGGATGGACTATAGAGCGATCATTGCATACTCCTTGCCCCAAGGGTTATCATCTTGAATTACTGCAAAGACGAGAACGCAACAAAGCCGAATGGGAGCTCAAAGGACATTTATACGCGGCTAGATCTCGATTTAGAAGGGGGGCATCGCAAAAGCTTTCAACTATGGATTTATTGCACGTAGAGGGATTTGACTCAAGTAGATCAAACAAAGAACTAAGACCAAAGCCGGTTATTTCGCAAAAGCTTTTGTTAAAACCAGAATTAAAGGCTTCACCAAAAGTAGAAAAAATTTCCATCGATTTAATCGAAAAGATGCTGTTAATGAAAAAATCTGGCAGGACTATTAGAGATATTGGGCGGATTCTTGGGATTCCCAAAAGCACTGTTGCATATCATTTACGAAAAGAAGAAGATCGCAGGCAGAATGAAAAAAGCGTTTGACACAACAGAGGTAACCAGCCTCTTGCGTCGGGGTATTACCGCAAAACACTGGACCCTTCAGGACCTCGATACCCCATCACGGGGCTGGGTCATCACAATGGAAGACGCCAAGCGAATTCCCGGATTCACACCACCCACCTACCGCAATCCCCTCAGAGATGAGCCCACACCAGCAGAACGAGTTGAAGTCGTCAGCCCCAGAGATTTCCCGGTGGTTGCCGCCACTGCCGATCCTGTTCAACGAGGAGGCGCATCGCTACCAATGGCAACCCACGGGGCAGTGGCTGAATCACTCGGTGACGCAGGTGTGCAAGGGCACGAAGGACGCGTGGGCGATGAAGCGGATCATGAAGACCAAGCACATCTGGGAGCCACGCGGGAAAGCGGTGCATCTGGCGTTGGAGAACTTTCTGACGACTGGTGAGCCAGGGGAGTATCCAGCTGACTACAGCGAATGGGTTGAGCCGCTGCTTGAGCATTCCGTTTGGAATACGTATGAGGCGGTGGCGTGTGAATACCGGCTGGCCGATCTAGAGCGCAACATTGCGGGAAGCTTTGACTGCCTTTTGCGGCGTAAGGATGATTATCATCAGCTCGTGCTGGTGGATTTGAAAACGCAGGGCAAGGCTGATGCAAGCCCGTATGACGTGAGCACGCAGTTGGGCGGATATTTAGGGATGCTGAGCCTGCACTGGCCAAATCTGTATGTGCAGAAGGCTGGTGTGCTGTGGAGCCGACCTGGCAGCACGACGCTGCAGAAGGTGGATGTTGACGAGGCGGTGATTGAGTGGCAGGGCGCCCGTGATGCGTTTCTACTGCTGAATGAGCCTGAGTTTTGAGGCGGGTTGCCACGCCCTCCCCTTAGGGGTATACTCCATCTGCAGAGATGCCCCACGCATGACCAACCCTGAATCCCTGCTCGGCGTCATCGCCAGCACCAAGATCGAAATCGCACGCCATCAGGAAATCCTGGATCGCCTTATGGAGGATCTGGCCCTGATGTATACCGCCGGCGACATGGACGACCTGAAAGACGACGATGGCAACCTTGCTGCACACGGCGTCAAAGTATCCCGCTGCACCCGCACAAGTTGGCAATACAGCAATGCCGTCAAAGAGCTGCAGCAGTTAGAGCAGTTTGAGGGCGTCGCCCAGAAGCGGGAAACAGAATACTGGAGAGTGACGCTGCCTAAAGCAGAGTTCTAATGGCTGGCTCTCCCATAGACGATCGGATTGAGGCCATCTTGGCTAAGTACGACCTATGGGATCCAGAGCAATACAGCAATGCCGTTGCTGAGCTGGTGAGTTACTTACTGACCGTTGACCCCAAAGAGGAGGCACGCAGTTTGTATTACAAGTCAGCCCGCGAAAAAATCCATCTTGAAAACTGCCTGATTCGATCTCATGGCCAATCCTCATAATCTTTCCTGGCAGACGCGGTTTCTGTTCTGGCTGCTGTCCATGCGGCCCGACGTGCAAGGCATCACACTGAGCACACCAGTTGATCACCTGAATCGTTGTCTGACGCATACGAAGTGAAATTCGCCGTGCAGGGCATTGAGCCAGCACCTCAGGGCAGCAAGCGTCATGTTGGTAACGGCCGGATGGTGGAAGCATCAGCAAAGGTCAAGCCATGGCGTTTTGCGGTTAGCCAGGCAGCCCTGGGTACAGGCGAACCGATGACTGATGGCCAGGTATCGGTGTTGATCACTTTTATGTTCAACCGACCCAAGGCGCATTACAACAGCAAAGGTGTACTCAAGCCCAAGGCTCCGTTTTACAAAAGCACCAAACCTGATCTTGACAAGCTGTGCAGATCAACCCTTGACGGCATCACGGGCGTTCTGATCAAAGATGATTCCCAAGTTGTCACGCTGATTGCCTCAAAACAATACGCCAATGAAGGCGAACTACCTGGCGCACTTATCACCATCAATCCACTGTGAAAGCATCTAAGTACACGCGAATCTGCAAAATTTGCGGCGCTGAGTTTGACATCAAGATGATGCGCAATGGTCGGCCATCAACTCGCAAAACCTGCAGCCGCGAATGCAGTTTTAAGTTCAGGCCAACGGTTCGGCCTTGGACAAAAGAAGAAACTGACACGCTGCTAGACCTTGTGCAAAGCCTGCCGCTAAGGCGTCTGGTAAAGGCGTTCAATATGTGGAACCGAATGCGAGGGCGCCCAGATAGAACAACCATCTCAATCGACAAAAAGATCAGGAAACTGGGCTACTCCACGCGAGCTGAGATCATGTATTACAGCTTTGCCAAGGTGGCCGAGGTTCTGAAATTGCCGCGCAATACGGTCGCTGGCTGGAAAAAGCTAAGTGTTGATCCACTTGAAACCTATCAGCACGATGGTAAAAAATTTGCCTTTAATTACGTCACCAAAAAGGAGCTTCTGAGGTTTGCCAAAAAGCGACCTGAATGCTTTGGTGGTGTCGATCAGGTTGGGCTCGGGTTGCTACTAGAGGATGCCGATCTGGCGCGTGAAATCCTGAGGCAATACCCCAGGCGACCCAAACGCAAGTTTGCAGAGAAGCGCGTGCGGTGCGTAGAGACAGGCAAGATTTACGCAAGCCTTGGCGAAGCCGCCCGTGATGTATACGTTGCAAGGCAGGGCATAAGCAGGGCAATAAGAAAAGGGCATAAGGCAAACGGATACCACTTTGAACGCATCTAGACAATCCTTGCCTTTGCGGGTATACTCCTGATGGGTCCGAAGCCCCGTCCTCACCGATCACCACACAACCCGCACAACCCCTATGAACGATTACCCCAATCTCGGGGGCATCATCACGCAGCAAGACGTATCAACCAAGGGAACTGGCTCCTACGCCGCTGATTACGTCAATTGGTGCCGTGTTGCCCACCTACTCCATGATCATGCGCCTGGCTGGCAGTTTGCGCTCAAAGCTCACCCAGAAACCGGCCATGTCTGGAAGTCTCCCGACGGAACCGCTTATGTGGTCGGGTGCTTTGAACACGTCAACGGATCCGATACGCCGCCCTTCCCGCAGGCGGTCATGGATAACCGCAACAACGCCATCGCGTTTGAAAAGGTCACTGCCCGTGATCTCACTGATGCTCATCGCCGTTGCCTCTGTACTGCTGCAGCCGCGCAATTTGGGCTCGCATGGCAGCTCTGGGCACGGGAAGCCATAGAAAACCCGCACCGCGAGGAAGCGGCCAAGCCAGCCCTGCAGCAGGACACTCCCAAGGAGCAACCGTCCCAAGTGCAGGACACTCAACCCAGGGCAAAGCCAAAGGCCGAACCCAAAACTGAATCCAAGGTCAAGTTTCTGACCGACGATGAAATTGAAGAAATCAAAGGTTGGGTCAAGGGTTACGAAAAACGCGACGACCTGATTGCTGCCTTCAAAAAGCATTACAAGATCATGGCGCCGCGTATTGCCGACCGTATTCAGTTCCCTGAGCACAAGGAGTTCATTTCTAAGTACATCGCTGAAAATCCCGCATGACAGGGCGACGGCCCAAAACACAAGAGGAAATCAATCGGAGGAAAAACCGCACCATTGTTGCGGCCAAGCTTCCACCTGATACCTACCGGCAATTGAAGGTGTACTGCGCTAAATCAGGGCAGAACATCAATCAAGCGCTGCGCCACATCATCTCAAACTTCTTATCGAACAATGGCTGACATTGCCTTTACGGCGAAATTCCGCATTCAGGAAAATCGCAATCGCAAAAACGACAAAGCTCCTGAAGAGCAAATCGTCGTTGATTTCACCTCTGATCAGGCCATGGCCGCGGCCAATTATCTGATGAGCATGGCTGAGCAGGCGGAAGCCAAGGGCCAAAAGATCCGTGTCTACACAGGCAAGGATGAATACACCGAACACATTGGCTTTTCGCTTTGGGGTGGCAAATGGGGCAATAAAGGCTCCTTTACGCCACTCAAGCCCGAATCACCCACAACCTCTTTCTGATGGATTCCATGATTATCCTCACCGATTCTCAGATTGTTGAGCTGAACAACCGCATTGGCCAGATCCAACGGTTGATCGAAAGCGCACAGGTCATCAAATCCGGTGGCGCTGCTCAGCCCAAGGCCATCACTGAAGTTACCGAAAAGCCTTCTATTGTTGGCAAAACTCGTAAGGCCAAGCGCAAGCGTGGTGCTCTGAACGAAGAGAAGGTGGCAGAGATCAAAGGCCGCCTTGCTGCTGGTGGTGAATCAGCACAAAAAATCGCCAATGATTACGGCGTTCACGTCACCACTGTGAACCTGATCAAATACGGCAAGACGTGGAAGAACGTTCAGGCATCTGCCTGAGATTTCATCAGTTGCAGCTCTAGCGCTGCGATTCGATTGGTGGCTTGTTGCAGCAGCGTTTGCTGCATGTTCCAGGCCCTGTACAACTGAGCAGCGATGGGGCCGGCGTTGGGGGTGTTCTCCAAGCGTCTGGCCTCTTTTTCTATGTTGAAAGCGGATGTGGGGTCAGGCTTGAGGGTCATCCAATCCCATGCTTCATTGTCCATGGCAAAGGCGGTAGCACATTCAGGCTAGGCGGGGTGCCTAGATCACGAATTGCGACATGCCAATTTCAGGGGTTTACTCCGCCCAAATAGCCGCTACCATTCACCCAACCGGAGCGATCCGGCTAACCGAAAACCCACACCACACCATGAAAAATCGCGCTTACGGGATGCTGCAAATCCTCATCCCTGGCCTGATCTTCGGCGCCATCATTCACGATGGCCTCACTCTTAAAACCGCTCACCACAGCGGCACTCAGCACGCCATCTACACCACCACAAAATGAGCCTCGTTGTCCTCTCTGCCCAGTGCTCCGGCATGGTGGCCCCCGTTATCCCGCTCAGCCAGAAGACCTACAAAATGTCCCCCAACGGGCGTGGTGTTAGGGCAGAACGTGATCTATGGCGCTTCCATCCGGGAATGCCCTGCTATGTCCGTGGCTGGCCTCAGGTTGAAGCCACAGTTATCGCAAAAGTAGAAGGCTGCTCATGGCCTACCTACATCGTGCAAAGTTTTGCCACAGGCGCAACCTACCAAATCTCACAGCTTTATCTCTCCAAGCGACCCATCGAACAACGATGAACACACAACTACAGCCCCAGCCCCGCCGTTTTTATTTCTCCATTCCATCTATCAACGTTTACGACTGGATCGTTGCTTGTGGCTTCACCGAGGCCAAACAACTTGCCCACGAAACATGGGGCCAGTATTACCGCGAGCTGCAATGGCTAACGCCTGATCGCCATAGTGAGGTAAAACTTCCACGCCTTTGATGGCCCGCTCAATCGCCGCGACAACGCTCACGCCTGCTGATGTGATCTACGTCCTTCAATCCAGTGAAGACAACTCAACACTGGCTGAAAAGTACAACGTCACTCGGCAGGCCATTTCATCCATTCGCAATGGCAGAACGTGGAAAGATGTCGCACCTGAAATTCCACGAATTCCTGTCCGCATCAAAAACACCGTCCCAAAAGCTCGCCTTGTCGCCGCCAAACACTGCCACAACTGCATTGAATACCAGCGCAGTGAATGCTCCTACGGTTTCCCAGAGGCCATAGATGAGCCAGAATTTGCCGCCGCCTGTTCCCTCTACAAACGAAATCCAGACCATTCTCAGGCAATGCCTTGAGGAATACTGGGCACCACGGTTCAACAGTCACACGATCGACGACTGTGCCCGTATGTACGCTGCACTGCAGCCATTTATCCGCTATCAACAGGCAAATTGCCCGATAGCCAATGGCGCCGATCAAGGCTGAAGCCGGCCGATATAACAGCCCAAGCCATTACTGCTACGGAGCGGATTGGGTCGGTTATGGTCTGGATTCAGCCTTTGAGCCATGGTGTTGGGATGGCACCGCTGTATGGCGCGGACCACTCTGCAACACACGTTCTGAAGCCCTTGCTATCGCTAAAAATCATGCTGAATCGTGTCCAACTTGACCAGCGCCGTGCTGATTTCATGGAGATCCTTTACGACCACTACCAAGCTGATCACATCTACACCGGCATCTGGGAACGCTTCGCCTATGACGTTGCCACCAATGTTCGTGATCTGGACTACAGCGTTCTGCGGGCTGATTTCATCCGTGCTCTTGGTATTGCTGACAGTGAGCTGGCTGGCCGGTACGCTGATGTTGCTATCACCGTTTTGACACGTCACCTGCTGCCGCAACCATAAAGATGGCCATTAAAGTTCCATTCCTTAACTGGTTTGAAAATTGGTGCTTTAACTTCCTTGCTCGCAGCAAACGTGTCGGCACAATTCAGGTCAGGCTTCACCGTACTCCGATCACCTTCATCGTTCGTGATCTCAATGATCCTTGCGTTGAAAGTCAAGAGCCCGAAGAGCTGGCGCCCGATCATTTCAACCTAGAACGGTTGTTCCATTTGCCGGCCTACGGCGAAGACGAATGACATGATTAACCTTTTCAACGGCAGAGTTGTTCTAGAACGGCGAACGCTTGTTGAAAATTGGCGCGCCAAAGTAAAACTTCCGAAGCAAGGCGGTGCATTTGTTGTCATTGATCTTCAAACGACACACTTAAAGACCGCCTTTATTCGGGCTCACAATATCTACCAAAGCATTAAAAAAGGCCAAGAATATCAGCAACTTGATCCACCAGATTCGCCGCATCTAACTTGCTGGGACTGCAGCCATTGGTCTGTATTGCGCGTCAACAATGGTGGTAACGGCTGCGAATTTGAATTCCCCGAAGCCAAACAAACCGCCTACGGTAAGTTCGCAGCTCAATGCCCTTTATACGACGATGGAACCGATAGTACTAAGCAGGACTGATTTTGATGATGGCAGCTTCATTGAAACGCTAGAACCGGCAGATGGAGGTGAAATGTACTACCGCACCTGTTATCAGGGGATGTGTCGCTATAGCTCAGATCTTTGGCAAGCCCAGGTCTACCAGCATCAAATGACCTCGCCCTAGTCCTGACTAATCCAGTCCATAATCCTTGCCTCGCCAATCTCAGACCAAAATGGCAGGCTGCGATACCACACACGCCAATCCTTATGCCCCTTTGACATATTGCAGCCAAAGCAACACGCCACAAGGTTGTTCATCTCGCTAGTGCCGCCCTTCGCCTTAGGGACTACATGATCGAGTGTTGGTGATCTGCCTAAAGGCTCAAAACAATAGGCACAGTGGTAATTGAAATGAAGCAACACCTGATCCCTAAACCTCCTCTTTGCATCACGTTTGCGGACTAGCTCAGTACCATCAATGTGCTCAACCACGCGTTAGCCACTGATTTGTTAAAGGGTAGCCACGACAACCAAGATGAACTATTACATCAAACTCCCAGACCAAACACGCGTTGGCCCGTTCCGCACAGTTGGCGCAGTTCAGTTATGGGCGCATCAGCGCGGCTACCAAGAATTTTCAATCCACTTTCTACAAAACCCTGATCTGCCTGATGAATTTCGGCATGAACAAGGCCCAGATCACTAGGCAATAAAAAACCGCCCAGTTGTGGCCCCGAGCGGTTCACCGATTTCCCCAATTAAATCTAGGGCGTCACAACCACGGAACCCTTAAATGTTTCCCAAGAAGGCATTACGGTTGTGTGTCCGTTGTAATGGCCAACTTCTGCGTAAGAACGCTCGGGGTTGTCAGACAACGGCATGAAAACCATCTGACCAATCAGCAGCCCAGGCCAAATGGCAACCTTGTGTTTCTGGCGCACATTCTTAAGCTCTAGTGTCAGCCTGCTGCCGTGCCACCCAGGATCACAGAATCCGGCCAGCATGTGCTGAATACCAGAACGGGCGCGGCTTGATTTCAGTACAAACTGCGCAGCAATCGCTGGGTCATCGGGCAGATTAAAAATCTCTTGCGTTTCGGCAAGGATAAATTCACCGGGCTGCAGCCAATAAGGATCTTCCTTGCTGTGGCCAGTAATGCTGTGCCTGATTAGCTCTGGAGTCTCTGCCACCTCAAGCATGATGTTGTCCCCTAGGGCCACGTCGTAACTGGCAGGGTTCAAGCGCTCAGGGTCAAACGGATGGATCAACGCATGGCTTTTGCACAGTGCGCGAATCTCCGAATCAGGCAGCAGCATTCAAAATCAATAATCCCAGCGGACTCTAGGGCGTCCGGGCCTGATACCGACATGAATGAAACCTTTAGGCGCGCCATAGCCCAGCGAGTAAGGCCAGTGAGCATCGGCCCACTTCTGCAGTTCGTAAGTATTCACGCCATCGAGGTAAAAATCAATCGCGCCAGTATCGGGTGCATCGTATAAATGCTCTGACCTAGCGGATCCACCTACTGCCGCGTTCACCTTTGGCGGCCTGTTACCGCTGGTGATAATTACGGGCTTATTACCAAATGCAGCACGGGCACGCTCAGCGAATTGACAAAGCAAAACCGCTGTATCGCATTGATGTTGCACCGTAAACCTGCGAGCCTCTTCATTGAGTGTCAGCTCACCGTATTTGATGTTTGGTGTTACCTGAAAACTAAACGATTTGTCAGGCGTGAATCGCACATCGTTTGTGAGCGGCTTTGTTCCCTTTAGGAATAGATCAAGCTCATCACGACGACGACGCACCAAACCTTCTAGGACCTTCCCGCCACCTTTATTCCACCGTGGCAGCTCCTCCATTGCCACCTTCTGTGGGTTCTCGCCATTATTCAGCCTTTTGCGCAAGGTACTTTCCATCAGCGCACCAGTGCCAACATTGAACGTAAAGCTGATCAACGCGCAGCGCTGGTTTTGCGTCAACTGCACACGAATCTGCGAATCAACAGCACGGGCAAAACGTTCTACATCAGACAGCAGCAACGCCTCAGCATCGGCCTCTGTGATTTTCATGCCTTCCTTGACGGTTGGCCCTGTATGCCCATAGCCCACAGTCGGTACACCGGCAGGGCAGATGTAACCCTCAAGCCGCAGGCCTTCCCATCTCTTGATTAAATCAAGGGCAGGTTGCAAATAGCTTTCGTCTTTCTTGCCCGCTTGGCTCCAAGTCTTAAACCATTGCTGGTCACGGCCGAGGATATTGGGATTGGCTTTATTGATTGCTTCCTCGAGCTCCACAATGCTGGCCATCTGATGTGGCGCAGATTTATAGAACCGAAACAGGTCAGTTAGGCGGATCTTGTTCTGCGTCATTGCTCCAAGGGGCGTGAATACTCATGGCGCCACCAAGTAAGCGGCTGTCACCAGTCTGCAGGGTATCGTCGATTTCGTGTTGCACAACAATAGGTTTAGGCTCCTCAGGTTGCGCCTGATGCCACCGTTCCTGCTCACGGTCTAAGCGCGGTCCAAGCGTCTTCTCAAACTTATAATCTTGTGCCCAGCGGCGTAAATGATGCCGCCAGTCCTTATCACCAAACCGCGCCAGCCATACCGTATCGGCGTTCAGCGCTTTGGGAAAACAGCTTTCAGCGCTTTCATAATCAGTTGCACCCAACCATTTTCCTTGATGGGCAGCAGTGCAATCACCTCGCTACCGGCGGCAACAATGATGGCGATTACAGCAACAGTGGTGGGATCCATGGGAGATCTGCGGATGCCTTCAGTGTAAGGCGCTATTTATGCCTGCCAACTGTCATTTCAATAATGCGCACCCTACTCTCAAGGTCGGCCAGCCGTTCTTTTGAATCGTTTTTCAGTTCTTGGATATCGGCCGCAACTGTGCCAACCGATTGATCTAGCTTTGCGACTTGCATAAAAAGACCGCCCAACCCGATGACTGCAGTGGTCAAAAGGGCTGGTACGGCTTGATTAAACGGATTGGGTCGCTCAGGCGGTGCCGCGTACACCTCTTCGTGGTTGTCCATTAGGAGGCATAGCTTCAACCCTTGGTTACAGATTAGCGCCCTTGACCGCGAGTCTTTTTTCTGCCGTGATTAGGCAAGCTGTGTTGTCCTTGACCCTGACGCGATTTTTTAGGGCGGCCGGTTTTGTGCTCAACACGCCCCAGTGCTGTCTTACTCTTGACTGCCATCAGTCTTCACGTGGATTGATCGCCAACAGGCTATAGCCCATCAGCAATAAAAAACCAAGACTCAGGAGGGCTCCGATGGCCATACAACGTTCCAAGGAAATCCGGTTTGTAAAGACACATCCCGTAGTTCTTGACGATAGGTGGCCCACTCTTGGCGATCGACTGGTGCATCAGGAAGCTGTGTCCAGTCGCAGGCGGCTAGACGCCTATTGCGCTCGCTGCGGATTGTGGCCGCCTGCATGGCATCCATTGCAGCCTTCTGATCGTCGTCTGGGGTCACGGCGATGTAGTGGGTGAACCACTGACCATCAATTTCAATGACGCCATCACGCTGGGCGTATTGATACGGAGGAATAAGCGTAGGCTTTGGACCTTCTAGTACTGGGTCGTAACCAAAGGCCTGATAAGTCTGGCTGCT